GGGGGCTGGCCCCCTGATGCTGACCTACTGGGCCAACGGCCCCCCTGTTAACCTGTGTGTATTGCTTAGCTGCGACGACGGACGCCCCGCAGGGGCGCCCGCCGGCGCGGCCTTGGCAATATTACGAGATTTGCGGCTAAAATTTATGTATGCGTTTTTATCAGATGAACAGAATGCCGGTATTACCAAAGTTGTCGCCACTTACGTTGGCGATCCTACGCCGTTAACTAGTGCTTTGGGCTGTCTTGTTATGGGGCATGCTTATGGCTGGCGATATTTGTCGATGGTTCACAGTCCGCCGACTGTGAAAAAATATGAGGATATTTTGGGTTTGTCTTTTTCAGAAATTTTGCCTGAATATACAGATTTGTCTAATCGCAATGTTGGCATACGGTACATGCGGTTTTTTGGTACTGGTTACTGGTCTATGGTTCTAGGCCACTCTAAACTTGAAAATAGGCGTGATTTGACAGACGGTTGAATTTGTGTAAAATCGCAGTCATAAAAAAAGCCGGTCTTTCGACCGGCTCTAACCCAACCCCCTTTTGATAATCTTGGCGGATTCTCGGGGGTCCAAAGGCTTCATATGAATAATAGCAAATCTATTTCACAAAAACAAACCCGTAAACTTGCTTTTAAATTACGTTCAACTTCTCAATCTATTTTGCGCCGTGGCCATCGTGTCCATGTTTGCCAAAAGCTTGCTTCTTACAATGTATTGAATGGATCAGGCGATGTAGGTCTATCAAGGTCAAAATCATCTGGTAACGCTCATTTCCATGGTTTTGCTGTTTGTGGTGATGTTCACGCTTGTCCAGTTTGTCGTAACAAAATCGGTGAAGTACGTGTAAATGAAATTTTATCAGTTCTGGGTTGGCACCGTGTTTTTAATGATGGGATTGCTTTACTTGCAACTTTTACAGCTCGTCATGATAAAACTGACATTTTGACAGATATTGTTTCTTGCATGTCTGAGGCAAAACGTTTGTTTTCGTCTCTTGCTGCTGTAAAAAATGCTAAGCTTGTTTTAGGTTATAATAATATGATTTCAGGCCGTGATTTAACTCATGGTCATGTTAACGGCTGGCATCCCCATTATCATGATATTTGGTTAATATCAGGTTCTGCGTTTAAGTCTTCTTACTTCAAACAATTACCCGAAAAATTGCAGCGTTTTGCTTTAAAAAATGATCTGCTTACTCAGGGATCTGCTTTGTCTATTGTTTCTATAAAAAAGTTTTTATCTAAACAGTGGGCTAAATGTTGTGTTAAAGCAGGTTTGAAAGAGCCGTCAGAATCTCGCGGATTTGATTTGTTGTGGCGCAAGGATGGTTCTGATGCTGTTGGTGCTTATGTTTCTAAGTGGGCAAGGGAATTAGCATCTTCACATAAAAAACAAGGTAAGAATGGCAGTAGAACCCCCTTTCAGATTCTTTCTGATTTATCCAATGGTTTTAAATTGTCTGATGCTAAATTGTGGATTGAGTACACTGATGCTTACTATGGTAAATCAATGGTTTTCTTTGGCCGGGGCTTAAAAGAAGCTGCTGGTTTAAAAGATATTACAGATGATGAAGCCGCTTTAAATGAATTGCCAGACCATATTTGTAATTTTACCAAAGAGCAGTATCAGGCAATTATTGTATACAGTGCTTATGGTACTGTCTTAGACATAGCTGATAATTATCCTGTTCAAATGATATATGATTTTGTCAATAGTTTAGTTGCAAAAAGAAATAATGAAAATGTGAACTATAATATTTACATGGCTAATTTGAAAAGGTCTATATTTATTAATACTGAACAACATTTGATTGAGCTTGGTTTGGCTGCTTAAGGGGTTTGTATGAGTGAATCTGATTATCAACTTTCTAAATGCGTTCCTGATATGCAAAATCATGGTTTTACAATCCAGACAAATTACGGCTTGATTTTCGTTAATCCTGATGACCCTGAATGTCAAAAAATTATTGATATTGTCGTTTCGTTGCTTGATAGCCGTTCCTAGCTGTTTGTTTTTTAATCGTTAATTTTTTTTCACCGGCTAAAGCCGGTTTTTTTTTCTCTATTATTCATAACTTTACATTTTTATCTTAATTTTCCCCTTTACTGATATAAAAATACGATTTAGCATTAGTTTAGTTAATAATCATGTTTAGGGGTTTGTTTTGAAAACTACTTTTGGTCTTGTCCGTGTTAAAGCTGGCACTTTTGTTAATGAGTCTCAGCAAACTGTTTTTTTTGGCGCTGCTTACACTCAGGATGTAAGGACTGTTACCCGTGATGGTTATTTTGATACTGGTATGGCCGTTCAGAAGCTTGGCATTGATAACATTGATATAGCTAACAAGCTCAATGATTTAGTTAAGGCCAACATTCATTCTTTGCCGGTTTCTGTCACTTGCACAATTCGCCTTGATGGCAAAGAGGGTGAAAAGTCAACTCTTACCATTGTTTCTATAGATCAGAAATGATGTCCGATTACACAATTATTGTTTCAGCTATTAATCAAGCTGCAAATGTTATTGTTGTTTCCCTTGCCTGTGTTTGTTTTTGGCTTGGTTTTAATTCTTGGGAGTCATCACAAAAATGATGTCTTTGCATGAAGCCGTTGCCCTTTGTTTTGGTTCCGGTATTGTTGGGTGGTGCGTTTCGCTTGGTTTTTATTTACTTAGGCGTTACGCTAATATTGTTGTTTAGGGAGTTCATTTTGAAACAAAAATTAAATGTTGCTTTAATTACTGCTATGTCTTTATTAGCGCCTGTTGCTATGGCTGCTGATGAATCTGGTGCTGCTGCTGCTATGGCTTCAATCAAAGCTGAAGCTGCATCTTTGGCATCTGCTGCATGGCCTATTGTCACAGCTATTGTTGTTGCTGGTATTGGTATGAAATTATTTAAGAAGTTCGCTAATAAATCGACCTAATTTTTTTTCAATGCCTGCGGGGGCCACGCTCATGATTTTTGCAAAATGGGCCGTTGGCCCCTTTCTTTTTTTGTCTTTTAATATATTTGCTGCTGATAAAACTTGTTTTGATTTTGCTGGCGAGGTTATTTATTTGCCAAAAGTTGGCACTAAGACCATATGTTGGAATAGTCGTACAGTGCTTCAAGGTGATAGCGGACCTTATGAATTGCACTGTCAGGCTGACCCTGCGATTATCTTGGAAGATGGCTCAGGTGCTTACGCAATAACATCAAGGCTTTGTAATGCTAGTCAGCCAGACCCTAACGATCCAACTGACCCAAATAATCCTGATAATCCTCCCCCAGTTGCCCCGGATAAAACAACTTTAACAAAAGCTATGGCTGGTCTTTATTATGAAATGAGATCAGTAAATCAGGCTGTCCGTTCAAATCTCATTGATTCCATTGAGCGCACAGCCATGGAAATGAATAATTACGCTTTTTCTAACGCGATGCAGATTAAAAATAGTTTGGAGCTATCTATTAAACCGCATTTAAGCAATTTAAATACATCCTTTGATCAGTACAAAACAACAGCAACTGAGTTTTTTGCCCAATCATTGCTTAACCAAGATGCTGAAAAATCTGAGCTTATGAAACTTGATACAAAGCTTGGTAGTATGATGATGAATAGTGATATTGCGAGTATGCAATTAACTAATATAGACAGCAAATTAGAAAGTCTTGTTGATATTGGCACTTTTATTATGAATAAACCAACTGGCGGCGGTGGTGGTGGTGGTGGTGGTGGTGGTGCTACTTCTGCTGATATTGCTGCGATTAAAGCGGATTTATCTAAAGCTGCATATTTTCAGCCGGACATTGCAACCAATACACAGAATTCTGCTAATTCTTTGATGAACATAGAAAATGATGTTCGTAATACTCGGCTAGGTATGGAATCTTTGCTTGGTTTGCACAGAAATACTTTATATGACATTCAATCTAATTTAAAAAAGATTGCTGATTCAAATTCTAATGGTGGTGGCGGTTCTGATGGTGGTAGCGGTGGTGGTAACAATCCAAATCCTGTTGACTATACAGATAAAATAAAATCAGTTGAGAATGCTGTTTCTGGTTTGTCAAATTCTGTTCAAGGAATTAAAGATCAGTTAGGCATTGATTCAAACAAACTTGATGGTATTAAGGGGTCTCTTGATAATGGCGTTTCTAAACTTTCATCTATACAGTCTGATATAAAAACCTTATCTGATTTTGTTACTGATAAAGAAGTTCCGGACGGTAAATCTTTTGCTGAATCTGTTTCTTTGCCTGATTATGAAAAATATGCTACTGATGCCATTGAAAAGATAAGCGGCGAGGTTGAAAAACATTCAGAACAATCAGGGTTTTCCAAGTTATCGGATAAATCAAATTTTAATAATATGTTTTCTTCAGCTACTTCAATATCGCAAATTTTTGCTATATCACAGGCTGGTTGTACTTCAATTGACTTTGGTTCTAATGCGCAATTAGATTTGTGCGAATATTCTTCAAACATTTCAAATGTTTTAGAGTTCGTCATATGGGCATTAACTATTTTGTTTTGTTTTACTTATACAACATCATTATTGACTAGGGAGCGTTTGACATGATCAATTTGATTATTACACCTTTGTTTGCTTTTATTGGTGCTTTCGTAACTCGTTTGGCTTCTTGGTTTATGGCTTCTTTTGTGACAGGTGCTATTAAATCATTGGTTATCAATTTGACACTGTTTACTGTTATATCTGGTTTGATAACTACCTTTGTGCTTTATGTAAACGACCTTGTTCTTGATGCTTTGAAATCTATGCCATCAACAGCACAGCTTGTTATAGCGCCTATAGCTGCTATGTTGCCCCCTAGTTTGCCTGTTTGTGTTGGTATCGTTGTTAGTGTCTATACAACAGGTACTGTTTATAATTTGGCAAAAGAAGTTGCTAAAGCTAAAGCTGCTGCTGCTGAACGTGCCGCTGGTTTTGTGAAGCTTTGATATGCCAGCTTATGTAATCACAGGTAAGCTTGGCGCTGGTAAATCTCTTGTTGCTGTATCTCGTGTACAGCAGTATTTGTTTCAGGGTCGCAAAGTAGCAACTAACATCAACTTATATCCTGAGCATTTGACAAATAATTTATGGGCAAAAAATTGCAAAATTTTCCGTATACCGAATAAGCCCACAATTGATGATTTAGATGCTTTGCCTTTGGGCCATGATGATGATGGCCCTAATGATGACCGTAACGGCATACTTTTGCTGGATGAGTGTGGAACGTGGTTTAACTCCCGAACATGGGCTGATAAGACTCGCGCCCCTGTTATTGAGTGGTTCCGTAATGCTAGAAAAAAGCGGTGGGATATTTATTTCATAATACAAGATATATCTGTTATGGATTCTCAGGCCAGAGATTCATTTGCTGAGCATGTTGTTTATTGTAGGCGTTTCGACCGCTTTAAAGTTCCTTTGTTGCATCACTTCGGTTTCAAATTCCCAAAGCTTCATATGGGTTTGGTTAAATATGGTGATAGGGATTCTTCTCCGACTGTTGATAGATGGATGTACAGGGGCGTTCATCTTTACAATGCTTATGACACTGAACAAAAGTTTACTGATAATGATGAAATTAAGGGGCTGGCTACCGTTCTGCCTCCCTACTATACACATGGTAGATATACAACAAAGTTGGAGCAGTTTAAGAATGCGTTTAGGTCAATCAAAGTTGGTAAGTTTTCTTTTTTTTTGATTGGGGCGTTAGTATCGTTTTTTGTTGTTAACGCCCTTTTGGTGAAAGAACCAGAGTTGCCTAAAAAGGGTCTTTGGTCTTGCAATGATGTGTATAAAAAATTGTATGGGTCTTGTGACGCTGATCCTATAGCCCCTTATGAATATTATTACCCAAAGCCAGATAAAAAAGATGACCTTTTACCAGGACAAAAGCCTGTCGAAAAGCCAAAGCCTGGCACCCCTGAAAATCCTCTTTATATTGCCGGTTATGAGATTACAACTAGAGGCGTTAATATGGCCTTTATAACTGCTGACGGTGAACCTTATTATCCTCCGTCATATTATGTTCATTCGGTATCTGATTGCACCGCATACGTTCGCTTGGACACTACCAACTACCAATTAACCTGCATGCCTGATAACATCGCTTACCCGTCAAAGGATCAGCCAGTCGTAGCGGCTAAGTGATTGGGGTTATTAGGGGGCTGGCCCCCTGATGCTGACCTACTGGGCCAACGGCCCCCCTGTTAACCTGTGTGTATTGCTTAGCTGCGACGACGGACGCCCCGCAGGGGCGCCCGCCGGCGCGGCCTTGGCAATATTACGA